GCAGTAATTCATGATACAATTTATATGTCTCTTGCGGACGAAGTAATCCAATTGTATATGTTTGGAATTCGTTGATTAATTCTGTTAATTCCATTCGCATTGATAAGAATCGATTCATCATATAAGGGCTGAATGCTTTTTGATCTACATCGGACCATTTTGACCATTCTTTCTTTTTATGAGTCACCCCATCAATAAAATCAAACATTGTAGCTGCTTTTTTCTTTTCTTCTGCCATTATAAATTGTATTTTTTACGATATTGTTGTTCTAAATGTTCACCCATTCCTATTTCTAATATAACTGCCTTATCTGGTATTCCTACTAGTTTCTTTGCATCTAAAATATCATCTATAGATTTATTTCGATATGATTTCATTTTTGTGTTTGCATTACTTCTATTAGAAGTTTTAAACACAATGGTAACTAAATCTTTATGATATGATATCGACATTATTTTTTTACTTTGATTGGTTGAAATTCTTCTGGAATACAGCCGCAATCATCACAACGAAATACCGGAATTGGTACCATTGTGTCTTTATCTGCTCCAGTTAAGAATTTTGACACTTTATTGATTGCCATTACTTGACGAAAATACATACCATCGCATTCTTTGCATTGAATTGGTTGCATATCATTAGGTCCAATATTAACATTCATTTTACTCATAGTTCTCCTAATAAATTAACAAACATTGCCATAATATTAATTTCTTTATCTACAACCGACGCATCTTTGAATTGCGATTCTGCAATAATTAAAATGCATGGTGCAACATGACCTGTTGCAAACTCATCCAAACTGTCATAAAGAAATGTATATAATGGTGTGAAATCTTTTACTTTACTATCTGCAATAATTTGACGGATCTTATTGAAAGATGCTTTTTTGTCTTTAGCATTTTTTAATACTTCCAAAATTTCAGTCATATAATTTGCTTGAATAGCGCTTGCTTTATCTAATTGCAATTTTCCATTAACAACTGATGCTTGTGCTGCATTAAGTGCTCGACGAATATCTGGATATGATGCATTGATAATTGCAGCAACATCTTTAATATCATATTCAACACCTTTTTCATTTAAAACGGCAACCAATCGTTTTGCTACATCTGGTTTACCTGGAGGTGTAATTGCAAATGTCTGACAACGCGATTGAATTGGATCAATGATCTTTTCAACATAGTTACATGTTAAAATAAAACGTGTTGTTTTGCTATAAGTTTCCATTAAATTACGTAATGCTGCTTGAGCATTAGGTGTAAGATAATCTGCCTCATCTAAAATAATGATTTTCCATCTACGAAATCCTACTGTTGATGCATAACGCTTAATTTTATCACGAACTGCGTCTACTGAGTTTTCATCTGATGCATTGATATACATTAAATCAGCATCGACGCTATTTGCAATAATCTTGGCCAATGTAGTCTTACCAGTTCCTGCTGACCCATAAAATAATAAGTGCGGCACATCACCATTTTCGATAAAAATTTTAACTTTTTCAATGATGTGTTCATTGCCAATATACCCTTCCAATGTATCCGGGCGGAAGGACTCAACCCAAAGTGTATTTTCTTGTTGTCCAAACATAATTTATTTATTTACCTGTTGATCCGAAACCTTTTTCTCCTCGTTTTGTGCTAGAATCTAATGAACCTACTGCTTGCCATTGGATTCGTTCCACCGGAGCTATTACTAATTGTGCAATTCTATCACCTGATTTAATTTCAAAGTCATATTGACCATGATTGATTAAAATAACGCCAATTTCGCCTCGGTAATCTGCATCAATGGTGCCTGGGCTATTTAATACAGTAATACCATAATTCTTAGCTAACCCGCTTCGAGGTCTTACTTGTATTTCATAACCATATGGAATTTCAACTCGCAAACCAGTTGTTATCAATTTAAACTGACCTGGTTTTAAAAGTCCATTTTCTGCACTTTTAATATCTAGACCAGCACTCCCATTAGTTTCATATTGTGGGAGTGCATTGTCTGAATTATTTACTATTTTTACTACCATCTTAGTTTTGTAGCATTACTAACCAATAAGTTGATTCAAAGTCAGCACCAGTAAATTCAATACGAGCTAAGCCATCTGGAGATACTTTTAATTCTCCGGAATCTCCGCGATTTGATACTAATACTTCTTTTAATTTATCTGCTGAGAAACAAACCGGATCCATATCACCGGAATTTGTAGTTCCTACTTCAAAAGAGATATTATCTGCATTTACGGTTGAGTAATTGATAATAAATTTAATATTGCCGCCTACAACTTGCACCGCAAAATTCTTTGCATCTGGTAATGCATTTTTTGCTTTGATGAATTTACTAATAAATTCTTCATTTACCGGAATTGTAACTTCATAATCAGGTTCTGCATTGATTGAAGGCACCGCCGGAATAACTGTCGTGTCTGCCAACATGAAAGTTGCTTGAGTTGAACCTTCTGAAATTTTCATTGCATAATTCTTACCTGCTGCTTCTTTAACATCAATTGTGATATTTTCATTTACAGCTCCTAGCATCTTAATTAATGCTCCGGTATGATTGATACCTAACATACCTTTCATAAATGGTGCGGTATTCCATTTAATTTTTCCTACGATGGTTTGATCCATATCAATTAGTTCACAACCAATTGCGCCATCTTGTTCTTTCAACGTAACCGCTTCGCAGTTTCCTGCTAAATAATAACGATTGATAAACGATTGTAACTTGCTTTTTTCCATTTTTTATTCCAATTAAAAAGTAAAGAATTTATTAAATTGTTCTGCATCCGTTGTGGATATACTACTTCCACCGAATTTTTTATATGTTTTGATATATTTTTCGTATACTTGTGGTGCATTGTCTGGGTCTGCAAACATTTCATGCAAAGAAAGAATTACATCATATAAATCTTTCGGAATCATTGTTTCTAATAATTCAACATGACTATCAACCAATTGATTGATTTCATTTGCAGCCTGTACATATAAATGCGTATTATGTACAACCATTCTTGGCATAGCTTCTTGCGAATAACGATCTAAACCTGCATCTGTTTTACCACCTAATAAATCATAAGTGAAATCTTCACACGCAGGACATCCTAATGCACAAGGAACATGTTGTGATAAATCAATTGCAACCTCGCCCGTTTTACCTTGACGAATATGTGCTTGTCGACGATATTCTGCATTCTTTGGAAAATATAATTCCGAGAATGTTTGTGATTTATAATTTGTAGAATGAAGATATGTTCCAAATACTGGATATTGACCTGGTGAACTAGAATCTGTTGTGATATAGATTCTGTTGTTAGTCAATTTATTCATCAATTTTTGCAATGTTGCTAAAATGAAAAAATCAGATATTTTACTAATACCAAGTAAGTGAACATATTCTAATCGTTCATTTTCAAATTCACGCTCTTTAAGCATCAAAGATACCGCAAACATGAAATCAACTAATTTCTGCGGACCTCCAATTGCCCATCCTTGAAAATCAAAATGCTTAAATTTATGATACCACCAAGTATACTCATCCGTGTTAGATCCTTGCAACATGTTAAGAAATTTAGTCTTGCCACTTTGATGTTTTTCAAAATAAGCAAAGTTATCATAACTAATGTCAGCACACTCAACAAATTTATTTTTATATTTTGTCTTAGGTGGGATATCTAAGTTTGCAGCAACATCACTATTTGCTTCTAACCAATGAAAAATCTTTTCACGCAATTCATTGCTATATGGTAATGCACCGGTTGCAATCTGATAACCTCCCGAGTCACCAAATACTAAAACATCTTTTTCTAATCCTAATTGATCGCGGAAATCCATTTTTTTGTAATGATGCCCCGCTGTAATCAAGAAGTATGGGTGACGCCATTTTTCTGGATATCGAGAATCAAAGAACTTGACAGGATCGCCGCTTGTAAACTTCATATCTTTCTTAAATGCAGATACCATAGAACCTGCAGATAAAGATGGAAAGTATATGAATCTTTTATTATCGCTCATTATATTCCTTTAAATTATTAATTAAGTTTGTTGCTGAAAAAAAGTTATTGTGTAATTTATTTACCAATTGTGCAATTGGTTCTGATAAATCTCGTTGTTCATATTTTAATATTGTTTGAACTGCATTATCTATTGTATCTGCTTGTTTAAACATCGGATCATACATTTCCGTATATGATAATCGATTTGGAACTAGTGGGCATGCGCCAGCACACGCAGATTCATACATTGAAATACCTAATGTTTCTTGATCTGCAAATGATACTGCAAATTTAGATCTTTGAAGCAATTCATGATATTCTGTTTTAGTTAAATTCATTTCCATTGCTACGCAAAATTGATAATGTTTTAATTCAGGTCGCGATGCTAAGTCTTGAAATAAATCTAAACGCTTTTCTGGAGCAATACGATGCGGAAAAACGATGATATTTTCTTTTTTAGCCCAAAGCTTCGGAGCAATCATGTTATGAGTGTATTCCATTGGCCAACCCGTACGATTAAATGTCGGATTTAAATAAACATCATATGTTTTACGCATTAAATCAAAATGTGCTGCCGTTGCAATCCAATTGTGATCATATGCCGCAATCATTGATTGCTCAGCGTGCCTAATCCATGGTTTATCTCCTACGAGACGACCTAAAAAATCATTTGGGTCATATGAACCCGCGTGCCAAAGTCCGTGCGTTATAACGGGAATATTTAAAAGCTCACTCATATATTTTACATTAATGATACCTGGATGCCATGCATCTGTAAAAATAATATGATCTCCTGCTTTAATATGTCCTTTAGTAAACAAGTATGACAAATGATAAACTTGTTTTGCTTTATACATGTTAGTACCGCCAAAGTTTAAAAATGCACCTGGTGTCGTTGATTCTGGAATAAACTGGTCTCCTTCTACAACATGAACATCGAATCCATTATCACGTAATAGTTTTGGAACATGTGTCTTCCATTCACATGTATATCGTGTCGGTATTGATTCTAAATCTACTAAAAATACTGTCATATTATCTTTCAATGATTGCACCATTTTCCCAATCTTCCCAAACTTCTACTTTGTATAGAGATGAAAATTCTTCTAATAACCATTCTCCAATCATTTCGCAAGACATTGATCCAAACTCTAATACATTAGTAACATCTTTGCTAAATGCTACTCGCAATGCTTTTTGTATTTTGCGATTCAAAAGGATAAATTCTTCATCTCGATCTGTATGCGTTACTGTTGCATAACATCGGAATCCAAACATGTGTCTATGTCTATCCGATAAAAATGATACTTCCGGGAAGACATCCTTTGCTGCAGGCCAACAATGGAATCCTTCAATACTAAATGTTACTACTACGCTGTACTTCATCTGCTATTAACTTTTTAAATTTAGTGGTTGACCAACCATGGTCTCTACTCAAATAACGAATTGGAAATGATAAATCATCTCCTGTAAATGATTTGTCGATATAATCATCTCCTAGATATCTAACAATCTTTGTATCATTATTTTCATACAAATGAGTTATTTCAAAATTCTTAAGATGAGTGTATAATTCTTTTTCTAGAGTATATGTTAGTATACAATCAATTTGATGTAATGATCCTAAGATATCCATGCGTTCTTCTACACTCAATATTGGTTTACATTTTTCAGGACGTTCTATTGTCGGATCGGTATGTAAAAATACTACTACTTCATCACACTCATCATACATTTCATTAAACATTGCAATGTATCCCGGATGGATTACATCGAAACTTCCTGCTATAAGTCCTTGAATCATTGTTGGAATCTATCAAATTTATAATCATCTGGCAATACTTGTTGCATATTGTGAACTGTTGTACAATATAACGAATAATCATTATATACAACTTTAATGCTATCTGTTTTCTTTAACAATCCAGCATCCTTTTCATTTAGCATCAAAAGAATATGTGCTCGAATTCTAATCATCGGTGGTATCTTTTCTAACATACCAGGTTCAACTTCAATTGAAACAAATTGTTTGTCTGTCATCATATTGAATACATTATCCCAATTAAATCCTTTTAAATTGCCATCAATTAATTGACGAGTTGCAGGAGAACAAATATAAACATGAGATACAGGTTTCCAATGTTCATGACCTAATAGCAATGTATTAAAATCAGAAACAAACATTGTTTCTACATCGGTAAATCGACCTTCTACTTCTTTGCCGAACCATACGCTTTTATAACCAATCATACTATATTATAATGAATTTATTTTTATTTTCCAAATGAAAAGAATTTAGCTACATTATTATTTTCGGGAAATGCTCCCCAATTCATTGCAGCATAAAAGTCATCTAATTTGTTTTTTAATTCTTTATCAAAAATTTTATTTCGATCAATATATTGTTCAACAAATTCTTCAATAACTTTTGGATCTTGATAACCTCGAAGTGCAATTGTTTCAAAACCATATGGATTATCTGATACATATGCCCATTTAACCTTTTCGCCATCAGTAATTGGATCAATATCTCGTATATTATGCATACTTAGCAAATCATTAAAATTGATTGCAGATTTAACATGAGCCGGAGTGCCTGATATATAACCTGTGAAAGGTTTACGCTTCTTTGTATATTTTGATATTTCTTTCACACCAGAATTCTTCATTACATTTAACACAGGTGATTTTTTTAATCCTTGTTTAAAGTTATGAATCATATCAGTAGTTGTAGTCTTATCTTTTTCTTTAAGTAGATGCCATAAAGTTTCCTTCATGACCATTTTAAAATCAGTTGGGAATGAAGAACGAACTACATCTAATCCTTTGATATCCAATTTATCCGTAGGTTTGCCTTCCTTAAAAATAACCCATTGTGCATATCGTTTTTTTGCAATCCATAAACCAGATTTTGCAACATATTCTTGTTTAATTTTAAAACGATGTGTTTCTGTGTTATGAAATACTACAGAATACCTATCATACATAGTATTTACTAACTTTTGTACTTCAGACGCAATTGCATTAGTTTGATCAATCATGAATTGCTCATCTGATTCATCAAAATTTGGAAAACGCTTTTGAATAAGTGGTAAACTAGATACAAAGGTTGAATCTGTATCAGTATAAAATGCAAATTCTGCTTTACCTTTAGTTGCATTAATAAAATAGTCTTGACCTATTTCTTTTGTATAATGATTATTGATAACTTTTGCTGAAAATTTAATAATGCTTTGACCTACCGCTGTAATTGCACCTGCATTATCTAAATCATGGAATCGGAATGTTTTTAGTCCCAATACACCATAAAATGAATTAAGCAATACTTTTTGTGTTAATTGCAATGCATCATAAAATTTATATTCTTCAGAACCTACTTCATATTCATCTCGTTTGTCTTTATATTCAACACGTTCATCAAACCATTTTTCTAGAATAGTCGGAAGGAATCCTCTATTCTTTGTTTGATAAACTGCGCCATTTGATGCAACAGTATATTCATTATCAAGCAACCATTGTTTAACATCTTGAATGTAAGTTCCATCATGCAAAGTTATTTGTTGCGGTTCTTTCTTTAGAAGACATTCTTGATCCCATTTTGAAATTACTCCAACTTTAGTTTCTGGAGAAATATTTAAACTCATGATGATACTTGGATAAAGTGAAGTTAAGTCCAAGTCATATATCCATTTATATAATCCAGGTACTGGATCCTTTACATATGCACCTGCAAGTGCTTCTGCTTCTGTTTCTTCTTCAATGAATCTAAATTGTTTGTTAGGTGCAACTAATCCATTACGTTTTAAATCTACAATTGCAGCACCATCTAAGTATTTAGATGCATAATAAACATCTTCATATGGGACATGTCCTTTATGACATATGGTACGAGCAAGATTTAATAATTGTGTCTTTTCATCTAATTCATAAACCAGATTAACGTCGACCATGTTATATTCAACAAATTTGTGAATATCTGTTGCAAAGAGTTGATTTAAATCGCCATCATATTCTACCTTACCTCGACCTAATTCAAATTTAGAAACAGTGTCTAATCGGTAATTTGGTAATTCTGTATATGTAAACTTTTTATAAAGTGTCAAATAATCTAAACTAGATACGCCAAAGATTTTATATCGTTCGCGATTCTTATTCCATTCAACGATGCCTGCAGGAGATAATTTTTTAACTGCTTGTGCACCTAATACTCGTTTGATGCGATTTACTAAATATGGAATATCATAATTGTCTGTATTCCATCCTGTGATAACTGTAGGTTGTACTGCAGCAAAAATATTGATAAATCGTGTCAACATATCTGCTTCAGTGCGAAATATTTCTACTTTATAATTTTCGGTTTTGAAAGCTGGGGTGTTAATTCGGTTTTCTTCATCGAGTAACAATACTCTGCGATCTCGTCCTGCTTTATCATAATATGCAATAGATGTAATTCTTAAGCGAGCTTCTTCTGGAGTAGAATATCCGTTTTCATCACGTTCAGACTCAATATCAAAAAAGAAATCTCGTTGACCCTTAGATGGAGTATCAGATTCATAATATAAATCAATCAATGTTCGTAATTCTTCATTGAGATCTGATTCATATGCATTTCGGTTATCTTTATGATTGCCGGCTACTTTTGTTAATATAGTTCCATCTAATGATCGACACTCACCTTGAGCATCTGGTAAATATGCGTATGGTTGAAATGGAAATTTTTGATGACCTAATTCGTCATCCCATACGTGCATTATGTTATTTTTCTTATCGTAACCGATTGATTGATACATATATTATTTTTCGTAAATGTCTTGTAATTCTCTTTTAATTCCGTTGTCGTCTAAACCATATCCTATAACCCATTCTTCTCCAATTGAAAAGCCACAATAATCAGTCATATCTACGCCGCCTGCTCTACGAAGCAATGTTATAACTTTAACTTCAGTAGCCAGTCTGCTATTCACTCGAAATAATGCTTCTAAAATAGTAGCACCAGAATCGCAAATATCATCAATAATATAAACTCGTTTACCTTTAAGTTCCAATTCTAAATCTTTAAGACAAACAACGCCACCTGAATTATCTTGGCCTTCATATGACTTTAACCGCAAGAAATCAATCTCACAATCAATTGGCAACGCGCGGGTAAGATCTGAAAAGAAATGAATAGCGCCATTTAGCAAACAAATCATTACCGGTGGCATTGTATTGCCAGATTCTTTATGATCTTTTGCAATTTGTTGTGCAAGTTCTTTTACTCGCTCTTGTATTTCATTGTGGCTGATAAGTAATTCCATATGCCATATAAATTTATTGAAATGATGATAGCACTCAACGCTAAATGACTGTAATTGTCAATAAAACAATCATATGTAATCCAACCAATGTCGCCAATTATCCACGCAACCATTGCTGGAATACGAATACATTTAGCATTGAGAACGTACCCAACTAATACTAATAATGTGCTAATCCAACCTAATGCTTCTACCATTATTTTGAATTTACTAATCCAATTTCAGATTCTCGAATCAACATGTAATCTACGTCATCCAAGATGATACTTTTATTTTCACCTAAATTAGATTTATATACATAAACCTCATCATCAACTTTTACAGTCATAGAAATGCGATCACCAGTTTGTGTAAATAAACCAGCACCTGTTGCTACAACTACCCCTTTTGTGAAATTCATATCTCGATCTACTAAGATAATTCCACCTTTTGTTTTTTCTGCTACTTTTTCTACTTTGATCAATACTTGATCACCAATTGGTTTCCAATTCATAACTTATTCCTTATCTATTAAATGATTCTATAATTCGTTGTTCTGTAATAGTATTTCCTACTAATCTAGCAATTTCATTGCCATTATTCGTAACGATTATCGTAGGAACATTTCGTACAGAATATTTGCTGCAAGCTTCTGCATTGGTATCTACATCTAAAATAGTTATAGGAAATTTACTTTGCATTGCTTGAATTTTCGGCTTTAGTAGTTTACATGGGCCGCACCATGATGCCGTAAAATATAAAATCTGTTTCATTTTATTATATTATATGTTATTTTAACATCATTTCCAAATGTCGTTGTTACTATCCAATTCATTTTCGGTCTCTTTGTGAAATCCAAAACTTTAATTCTGATGTCGTTGGTACTTTTGTTAAATCGAAATGTCGAACATATTCATCTGCTAAAAAAGCTGGCAGTTGAACTGCTTCATACGTTAAATGATTCCATGTTACCATATTTAAATGGTTCTTTTTACGTTTTGGACGTTTAAGTGGTGTTTGTCGTTTCATTATACTCCTCGTTTAGTGTCAAATGCAATGATATGGTCTCTTCCGGTCATGTTATAACCCTTTTCAGCACACATATCAAATACAATTGGATACATTTTAATTAATTCATCTCTAGTGTCGCCAGCTGGCATAATAAATGTTTTAGATTTTGGAATATTGAGTAACACTCTAAATTCTTCAATCTCTTCTAAATTATATGCTGTACCATCCCATACTGGTTTATAATGATAATCTGTATGGTATTTAAGTGTTTGTTTGATTATATCTAACTTGAGACGAAATTTATTGTGTTGATCAATCATTTTTTGGTCTACAATATTTCCAAGAGGTGTAGTAACACCAAGTACGGGAACACTATTGCCAAACTTAGGACTGAGACTAATAAGCCCAATTGGATAATCAGTTTCAATAAAATGAGACCCTTCAGTCTCAATAGTGATAAGAATACCTCTTTCATGAGCAAAATGTGTTAACTCATTAACTAATGCAGGATGCATTGTCGGAGAACCTCCCGTCAACATCATTTCTTTGATATGAGGATTCTCATCATAAATATTGATAATGTCTTGGAATGTAAAGGTGCCCTTTTCTGGATGTATACTCGTATACCATGAGTCACACCAACCACCTTCGCCAAAATAGCATCGGTGAGTGCAACCTGTAGTTCTAACTGCAATAGTAGGTCGACCAAATCGACTGCCTTCCGACTGCACACAACGGTACAATTCTACTATTGGTAATGTTTTTGTGTAATCTGTGATTCTTCCTGGCTTCATAACTGGCTTAAAAAGGTAATTCATCATCATCGGTATCGACATGGACGGGTTGATTATCTAGTTTATAAATTAATTGGTTGAATTTATTTTCTAACTCTACAAGCTTTTGATATATTTGATCAATCATATATGCTTGTGGTGCTGGGTCGTTACCGAAATGTTTATCTAAGAATGATTTAGGGTACGTTGCAACTTGTTTGTAATTTTCTCGTTGCGACGATTCTGGTAAGTCACGCCAAACTACTTTGATGTTATCCCGTTGCGCAGCTTCATTTACTTCTTTACCTATACCATTAAATGATGAGGCTCTGCCGGTATATTCATAAACTGATAGGTATGGTTCAACGCTCTTCATAACTTGCTGAGTTTCGTTCATGTTCATATACTTCTACTTTAATAGCTTTTACTCTACCATCAGTTTCTTTTGCTAAAAACTCATTAATTGTTTTATACAAATACTCTGCAAATCTTTCGCATCCTGTTGCTGGAAGTATTCGTAATTGAATAAGCCCGTTTATATGCATACCTTCAAAGAAATTAAGATATGGATCATCTTCAGCTATAATTGTAGTATGATCTAATAGGTAAGCAAAATAATCTTTAGGGGACATACCTTCGATGGTGTTTTTTGCTCGTTTCATACCGCCAAAGTCCCATACCCAATTGCGATGATCTAATTCACCTTCAAACCAAACTCGGAATGATACTGCATATCCATGTAAGAATTTACAATGAGTACCTTCTGCTCGCCATTGACGAAAACATGTAGAATACCCATCAAATAATTTTGTTGATTGAAATTTAGCCATGAGTGTAACCTTTCACAAATTGATAAAATTCTGAACGAGCATTACCATCTTCTAAAAATGCTCCTGTGAGTTTTGCAGTTTTCATTGATGC